TCAAAGGCTTTAACTTATCAAACGGCATCAGCTCGCCCTCTAAGTATTCCATACCAACAACATCAGTTTGGGACATTCCCAATGAAGCAGCGTAGTACGACTTGCCTAACCCAAGTGCGGCAGCGCTTTTATAGTGGTCTATGTATTCGTCCTTGTTGTATATTGTTATAGGTAATATGGAAATCTTAAATTTGCTTGTTCCAGCTAAAATGCCTCTAAGATACCTATTGATAAGCCTTTCGAATTGCTCTACTAAATCTAACACGAACGATTCGTCGTTCTTAATAGCGAGCTTAGTAACACCAGCGGTGTCATTTTCTCCGCCGTGCAATAATCCCGATGTACCAGCGGTTGACCAGAAACTGGAAACAGCTTTAGCCAAATCGTCAACATCGGACACACCGCCATCATTAAAGCTCAATGACTCCAACTTAAACGGTGTCAAAGCCAGACCCACATTCTCTCCTAAGCCATTGCTGATATGAGCGTAATACTCTTGAACCAGCTTAGCATCGATTAACGGATTACCCTTATCGTCAGTAGGGATTTCACCCGATATCATTTTGTAGTTCTTAAGCTCTGTTGCTGTCTCTTGCAAAGACTCTGTATTAGCTATCGTGTACAGCGCCGGCATAACCGAAGCAAACACGGGAACAGTACAGTCAAGCATACTGCTATCGCCCTTTACACAGAACGAAATATTTGCAGGAACTTCTTGCCATTTCTGTCCTTCCGCCAAATAATTTTGATACATTTGCGTGAATTCCGCAGGATAATATTCCAATTTACCACGCAATTTGCTCATATCTACTGAATATAAAAAACTTCCGTCACAAACGGAAGTTATCTTACAGTAGTCAGCATCAATGCGCTGTATGAAAGATGTGTTGTTATCAGACCAAAGAACTCCGTAATATGCGCCTTCTCTTAACGCAACCATAAAAATGTTGTGCATTAATTGACGGATACACATATTCTCAAGAGCCTTTGCCGCTTTGAAAAAGTTTTTGCTGAATGATTCTTTCTTGATGTTCTCAGGGTTGAACGCTATTGGTAATATCACGTATGTGCCAACATGCAACCTTGCGTAATACGCTATCAACCTCTTATAATGCATTGAGGCGAGATACATATAGTTAGAAGCATCGCGTAAACTCTTTTCATTCGAAGAAGGTGATTGCAGCCAGCTTAAAATATCGTCCTTGTCTTGCAAAGAATAAGATGTAGTTTTTGCACCAGTAGCGTTACGTGGATTATAAAGAATTTGCTTCAGCATTGCCTTAGCAAAAGATTCTGGCATTGACACCATAGGGACACCGAGCTTCGGCTGCGTGTTCTGTTGTGGTTTATGATAATGAGTTCTCTTACGATTACCGTAACGTCTGTTATTCGAATACGTTGCCACACTTACCTCCTTCTATTATATTTTTCGCTTATTTTTGGCGCCTTCATCTTGAAGACTATTGTTTCTTTTGTTGCTTTAATATTTTCTTGAACTATATCTCTTTCAATTTCTTTTGCAACAAAAATGTTGTAGCTCAAGCTACTATACCTATCCTTACGCATACCGCTTTTTTCTTTAACTCTTATTACTTTGTTCTTAACTTCATATTCCAATTTAATTAACTCGTTAATCAAGAGTGTGGTATGCACATATGGTAATTTTAAATTCATCTTATCTTCAACAGATAATGTTCCGTACCCTTTCATTGTTCCAAGTATATCATCTGCGTCATACTCTGAAATCAACAGTCTAATCAAACCTTGCTTGAACTCTTCACGCAAAGAAAGAGCACACATAGAGTTAAACTCAGGCGAGCCTTGTATTGCCCAAATCTTTTTAGGCGCACCTTTAACCGCACATCTATTTGCTATGTCCTCGTTATTATAGCAAGACAACGCCTTGTATGTTGTACCAGATACAGCGTCAAAGATGTCCGCCATTAAGGCGTCAACAATGCCAAGACCTAAGCCCTTTACGTCAAGTACTAAATAATCACAGTTAAACTCTTCAAAGAGCTTTCTAATGTTAAGTGCTTGGACATCGGTTCTCAAACCTTCGTTGTTTTCTGTGTAGATAATATTCTTAATAAACCTGCCGTTTGTAGCTGGCAGCATCTGATTGATAAATATTGATGTGGCGTCGTTCTTCCTTCTACTTGAAGAAGCCATCAGCGCAATATCTGCTGAGAGGATTCTTATTTCCTCTGGTTGCTTCGCTGGAATATTCAGCCTTTTATCCGTTATCTTAGACAGTAAACTTTTTGGATAAAAGGGATATTTTATTTGCCTATTCTTATCAATATCATCAAATTCATATAAACTATCTGTGCCTTGCCCGTAGAACAACGCTTCCATTTCCATTTGGAAAGTTACTTCGTTGAAAGTGGTCTCGGACATTTCGTCCTCTACCCTCACTCTATCCAAAAGGTTTTCAGCGATTGCCAACTGATAAGGCATGGCGCAACAGAAGTAGCTTCTGCCACGAGCCATATTCGTAGCGTAACTTCGCACATGCTCATACGACCAGTGCGATTCGTACCAACACGAGCTTGCATAAACTTCCTTAGTTCTTTCGGTTGGATAATTTTCGTACCCAGCCCTGTCCAAGAAAGCGGGATGCCGAGGTGATGTAAGGAATTTCCTAAGAACGGTATCAATAATATTTTTGTCTACCATTCTGAACTCATCGACAATTAGTATGGTCGCTCTGTTGTGCCTTGCTGATTCTGCGGAAGTAACTACAATAATTCTTGAAGTATTCTTAAAGTAGCACGCCGCCTTAGTTTGGCTCGTAAATATGTCCGCTATCTCCATTTGTAAATTGGGAGAGTCGGGCATTAATATCGTTTGTATCTTTTCTATGATTTCTGTAGATTGCCCTCTCGTTCCTGAGGCAATACATACGGTAGTTCCAGGGTAGAGGATACAATAGCAGACGCAAAAAATGGCGATAAGGAAAGACTTTCCACCACCACGACTTGCTAAGTATATTGAGTTCGTAAACTGGAACATCATACACAAGATTATTTGTTGAAATCTTTTAAGTTTAAGACCTAAATAATATCGTGCGAATCTATGTGGGTTAGCTCTGTAAAATGAAGTCCACAAGTTAATTCCTTCCATTATTTTGTTGGCTTTATCTTGTTTGAGCTCCACATCATTTAATACAGCCTGCTTACTCATCACGCTTCTTCCTTGTGCTATATTTATCTAATATGGAAGGCTCATTTGTGTCATCGTCCGTTTCATAAACGGGTGCAGTTACTGTATGCTTTTGCATCTCTTCTCGATATGCACGAGAGGAGTCGTTTTCTATATGTAAGAGTTCGCAGAAGTGACCAAGGAAGTAAGTATCAAGATATTTCTTAATACCATCTACATCTTGCCATTCCGTAGCAGGTTCTGAAATCGGCTTTTCCGTTTCCCATTTCTTTATCAATGTGCCGAAAGTATTTTGATCTGCTAAAACATTGTCATTGTTCTGGGTAGGTTTTACGCCCGCCGACTGCATTAAGTCTTGCAACATCTTAGATGCGTCAGCTATCTCTTTTGTATTACCGCTCTGCTGAGCTCTCTGCACAACTACTTGCGCTCTACATATATTTTTAAATATTTCTTCTTGGCTTTTAGTTTTACATTCGTGGCGAGTTGTCCAGCTGTTGTACTCATCTATGAGATACTGGTACTCGCTTGGCGTGAAACCAACGCCGAACATCTTAACAGCGCCTTCCGGAACTTGGAGTTCTTCATCTTGGACACCGTTTTGTGTATTAAAAGTATTTACTGTTGTAACCCTATTAGTGTATCTTTGTTTAATCGTATCAAGATATGTTGTACCCTTAGCTTTGATTTGCGTCATATTCATCTTAGATGGATATGTGAGTACTCTTGATGTTTCCTTAGAAGACTTTCTCATCATCTCCACAAGGTCTTTGTCGTAGTACCAATCAAAAGTCCAACAACAATGTTCAATGGCTTGCTCTTCGTTCCCTGAATAGTACTTGATGAGTTGCCTATAAAAATTATCAATACACGATTTACATATAGACAAATAACCACCATTACCCGCAAACAGCACGGAGTTACTTGTCGGGAAATTCCCAGCTTGTTTACTATATTCTTTCCCGCAGCAAGTGCATTTGTATTTAACATCACCCTTAGCTTCTATGGGTTTGATTTGAGCATCTGGATTTATACTGACCTTGGGAGGAGCTGATTTTCTAATGTAAGTTCCCTTTGCAGCCATTTTTCCTCCTAATCCGTGGATGAAATATAAAGCTCATCCAAATCTTCTGTGTCATCTCTAACAACATAACCCGCAGTAGTGCTTTCGTTCTCGTGACCTAAAAGTTTTTGAACCACACGAATATTGACACCATCTTCAACTACGAGCTGAGTAGCTCTCGACGAACGCATTTGGTGAGGGTGCACTCTGCGCCCCACAATTTTTGAGAATAAGTTTGTTGCCCAAGTGTTGAAGAGTGTTTCGCTTACTTGCCTAACTTCGCCACCGTATGTGGTTACAAACATATAAGGACAATTGTCTTCGCCTCTGACCGAGAGCCATTTCTTTAATGCTTCCATAGTCTGTTCACCGAAGGTGAACTTGCGCACTTTACCTATTGTTCCGGCACCCTTGCATCTGATAGTATGTGTCTGATAAAAGGTTGCCTCTTTAATTTCTTGCGTACCATCCTCTTTGTCTACGGTTTTTGTGTGCTTAATAGGACGAGCGTTAACTACATCTTTAAGCAACTGGCGGCTTTCTGCTCTACGACATCCAGTGTCCAAAGTGAACACTAAATACGCAACCTTCTGCCACTCTCCCATTTCCGTTAAAACATCGATTAAATGATTAAACTCCTCTTTTGTTAGAGGAGCTTTTTCATTGACGACGCTCTTGGGTGGTCGCTTTATACTTTTGTTTATAAAATTCCTAAATGTTGGGTACTCATCGTGATAATAGATTTCTATGTAACCATTCAAAGAACTAATCGCTGCTCTTTTATTATTGATATCCGCAGAAGAACATCCCCTGTTTATCATCCAATTCTGAAATTTCTTATAATCAAGCGGTGTTATATTTAATTGGCTCTTGTTCTTTAAATTGTCTTTTACCCACTTAAACCAAACTTTTAAGTTAGATGCATAAGCACCCCGTGTTTTAGGCGATAGTTCTGCAGAATTACATAAGAAATCGTCCAGTATCATCGAATTGAATTCATTGACCTGTGCCCATTCTTCATCCGAGATATGTTCTTTTCTCATTTCATTCTCCTATTTTTATTGTTGTTCATTTACCAGCTTTGATTGTGTAAAGGTGACAACCTTACGAGCTGGCAGTTCGAGTGTATCCCCTGTAGTTGGGTGTCTCAACTTCTTAGGAGCAAACTGCTTGATTCTGAATGTGCCAAAATCTTTGACACACACATCTTCGCCCTGCCCATAAGTCAAGTCGGCTAAGCACCCGAAAACACTTTCATAGTCTTCAAAGGCTTCACTTTTCGTTTTGCCATATAATTCCATATAATGTTTTATAAATTCCTTTTTAAATACCATTTATTCTTTATTTTTTAGCGATTAAACATCAAATTTTATGTTATATTGCTGTGTAATTCCTTTCTTTTTTTCTATTATTAAGAATATCGCACCGGCGCTTGAAGTCTTACCGAGCGTCATAGAATAATCATCTATGCCGATAACACTTGGAACGCTAATGACATCACGGTTTACACCGATTGTTTCCGTCTTAAGGTGGTGCATATGTCCCCCGATTAAGATATCGATAACCGTATTGTAAGTGTTCGTGAAGTTCGTGATAGCTTTTGAAAGGTCTTTTACTTCACCGTGTATGCCGAGAATGTTATATCCTTCAATCGTATCAAAGATAAGTCCGCTTGAATTCTGTAACATTGTGAAGTTTGGATTGCCCTCAAGTCTAATGCTGATAAACTCACGAATGACTTTACTCATATTATCGTCCACAAATGTACCCTTAGGTTGATTAATCATTCTTAATTCCGTATGATTACCTGAAACCATCTGGAATTCTATCTGAACATATTTTGTCAACTCGTTAAGCCAGTTGGTTATGTAGTCAGCATACTTTATGGTTGACTCCACAACTCCGTATCTTAACTTCATCAACTGCGATGCTCTTAAAATTCCATCAAGTTCATCACCCAATGAATAAAGTTTTATCTTTGTTAAGTGTTCTTTTTCCACAATATTTATTAAGTGTTGGAAGAAATCGCACATCCTCGCCTCGAATATTTCAGGACTGTACTGGTTAATGATTTCGTTGTGCAGTCCTCTAATGATATACTCTGTGCCATAGTGAGCATCCGCAAAAATAGCAATACCTGTTTTCTCGACGTCGATTTGTACCGTCCTTTTCTTAGGAAACTCTAACGGTGTCAGAGCCTTAATTGTTGAGCAGATGTTCTCGCAAATCAACTCATCCCTCGCTTCTTCGCGAAGCCAGCGATTGTATTCTAACTTTTCGTCACGCAACTTTTGACGCTCTTTGAAAAGCTCACGCTTTTCCAATTCTAAAGACTTAATGTATCCCTCCGAAGTTAAGTCTTTGAACACTCCGGATTCAAAAAACCTTTTCGCTGATTGATAAGGTTTTCTATAAGCACATTCACTTCTATATTCAGACTCGTCTTCTCTGAATTCCGTATTGACTACGGATGCAATCCCTTCCCAATCCATATCAAGAAGACCCGCATCTTTAGCTTGACCAAGGCGCCAAATAAACTGTTCCTCGGTTTCGTTTGGTAACTTGTGTAACTCTACCATCGTTCCTCCACTTAATCATTAATATGGAAGTAATAATAGAACTTCCAATTTCTCCCCTATACGGCAATTACTTTTATTTAAAAATTGCCGTCGTTACCATCCACAAGTGTCCGATAGCAGGGAAGAAATGAACTCTCACATTTCGAGAGCCTTAAAAGTCCGTGTTAATTTTTGAACGAAAAGTTGTAAATTTTTTTAGGCTACTTTGACTTTCGAATAATTAAATTCGTAGAATTTAATATCTCCGTCTTCCGCCTCTACAAGTTCCTGCATATCTTCTTTGCTGTTCAAAATCATTTTAAAGAACGATTCGTTGGGTTTGCCGAATAAAACTTCGAAGACAAATCGGGACACATCTCTATACTCTTTGTTGTCAATTTCTTTAAGTGTGAGGTACATTGTGTACTCGCTCTCGGACATCTTATCAACTGCGTCTATACACTCCTGCCTCTTCTCCGCAACCGCTTCCCAAATCAGTTCCTTTTCTTCCTTAGATTTCGTATCGTATCCGATATACATCTTTTTAATCTCGGCTTTAGCTTGCCTTATTATGTTTATAATCTTATCACGCTGAATACTGTTGTACCCTTGGCGCAACCCCATTTCGGGTTTCTTGACAATATCCATAAAAGGAATAATCTCATCACGATACTTACGAGCTTGACGGAAGTTGGCGGAACTAATTATTTTCTGCAAATAATCCATAGGTGTTTTGAAGTACCTATAATTAACTCTGTCGTTAAGTTCGTAACCGTTCTCTATGGTTATCATCTTAAAGAACATCGGTTTGACTTGCTGTCCGTTCTCTTCTAATTTGTACTTTGTTTTTAAGAAGTTAATCTCATAACCACTGTTAATTATGAATTCCTTTTTAGCCTTGTCAATCTCAATGCCTGACAGAACCGCTAACTTACAGATGTCATTGTAGAGCTCTTGCTCTTTGTCTACCGTAGAGCCGTTAGCTATGCGTTCCCATAATAAACTATTTAGCTGCTGTGAAAGGTTGACAATTTCACCTATCTTGTTAACGCTTGTCTTAATATCGAGGTCAGCTTTATGTTCGTGGTTGTACTTGCGTTCCGTTTTCTGAGACTCGACACAACAGGTAGGAACTTTGAACTTGCCGTAGTTCTTCTTAGCCGCCACTATAAGCAACTCGTTATCTGTCAATAACAAAGTATCGCTGTCGTAGTCGCAACCGTTCAATCTCTGCTGGATATTCTCTCCGATGGCGTTGACATAAACGATTTCGTTCGTCAAGTTGAAGTACCTATCTATACTTTCGTTCGCCACGTTTGTAACAAGCAATATGTTGCCGGAGTTGATGTGTGGACTTCTGCTACCTAAAATCGTAGCGCCCGCCTTAAACTTTTTACTATGTATTTTGCCAATTCCGATAACACTCTCGCCGTGGAACTGACCAATGGCTTGCTGTAAGAGCTCTACACCATTACCAAGTAAGGTTGAATAGTTTCCGCGAATGAGAATGTGCCCTTGCTTTAAGTTGCGCATGAACCCTTTGACGATATCATTTCTGAAATTCTTATACATCTGAGTCTTCGCAAACAAATTATTGATGCCCAGCAATTTGAAGACGATATCGTTCTTTGACTTCAAAGGATTTAATTTGCCATCTTCTTCCTGAGCACTAAACGGATAGCCGATGTGATAACGAAGAATGTCGGGGGCACTTCTCACTGCGCCAATGTATGTC